TTGGCTCCCGCGGATTCGGAGTAATGCTTGTGAGTACACAAAAACCCACACATCATCCTCTCGTAGTTTCTCACAAATCGCCATTTGCCACCGGCAAACAACAATTTCGACCTACAAAAGGAGACATCCTCCGGTTCCCACCCATCCTCAGAACCGCACCACGACGACTCAGAGTTAAACCCAACCTCGCTCATTGCAGCAATGAACCGGTCTCGCAGACCGCGAGACTCTGATTGCTCCAATATAACCAGGCAGTCGTCCCCATCGTCCATTAGATCGTACTTGCGTACCCCTAACAATCGTAGTGCGGCAGCCACGGCGTTCACCGTTATGAGGCAATTGCCAAGCGCTGTGTCCATGTCTCCCGACATGCGCTTGCCTTTTACCCTATAACGAACGCCGTTTGCCGTTGTGCAAACATTATGTAGTTGCCAGGAAAGTAGCCTCTGCAGACTAGGATCTGGAAGCAACGACATATACAGCCCATGCACGGCCTGCAAGTGTTCGACCCTTACCGACCCATCGAATGACTTAATATCCGTAGTCAATACGGTGGGCCTGTCAAATGCGCTTATCTTTTGCCAAAACAGATCCGCCCTCCTCGATTGGCACAGCCCTTTTGCTATAACACGAGTGGTAGGAACCCCCCTCTTTGGTCCCTTCCACCTATAGAGCACCTCCTCTATAGGCTTCGTGTACAACCCAAAGGCTGCGTTGTATCGCGGTTGGCGACCCTGTATTGCTCTTGGCTTCAATGGAGCATTAGCTTTTTGGGCATATTCTCCCTTCTCCCCCTTGACGAACATGCTAACCCTAGCATCCCTTCGCTCAACGGGGCGGATGGCCAAGCTGGCAAAAGCATCGGCGTATCGCTGGCGTCGAGTGGAGTCCACACTGGCAAGGAACCGCTCCTCCGACCAAGGCAACAAGGTAGATTTGTCCTTACGACGTAAGGATCTCTCTAACAAGTGGATTTGGCGGCGAAACTGTCCAATGCCCCTTTCCGATGGTACGGGTCCATCGGGAAAAGTACGGATCACCAATGCAGCAACCTCCGTGCAAACGCAGTTTGCAAATGTTGTAGACACGTTTTGGACGACCGTGGGCAACGGCCTCCAAAACACACCACCTTGACAGCTGCAGGAAGCTGTCGGGATTTGCATGCGGTTGGCGTAGGGGCCCGCCATAGCAGCGGCTACCCCTCCCACATGCAATCTCGGTACTCTTCTGCAGCGCCACTATTCGGTGGTACACACGAGTTTGATTGCCGACTGTGGCCGTCGGCAAAGCAGCTTATCAAGCCAAGTCCGCTGGCCCGGACCTTGTGCCTGGAGCCCGGTCCGAGTGAGCCGTCTCTCGGCCTCCTCGTATTCTTGCGAACCGAGGATGTCGAGAGCCGCCCGCTCAGGCCCGGACAGACACATGGCTAGCGCCACAGACTGTGGCATTGTGAGAGCAAAAGATTCATCAGTCACCTGATGCTCCTTCTGCCATCGCAATGCATGGCCCAACAAACTGTTGAGCAACGCTCGCCCACGTGGTCTCAGATACGCCCGTAGGCGTAGATTCGCCACAAGTTCTTTATTGACAACACCGTTGTCTGGAACCTGTGCCTCATCTACCCCGACCAGCGAATGGTCCCCGATGGGCTCTACGTCGCCATCAAACTCTTGTAGGCTTGGTGCCACCCCAGGCCGCCTGCACAAGCGCCGCAACAACCAGACAGACACGGCGAGGGTGCCTAGCACCCACACTGCCGTGTATGTACTGCCTGTTAACGCCGCCAGGCGCGGCCGGTGACGGAAGACTAAGTCTCCATCCAAGTCAGGCATTGCGTCAAGGGCTTTTCGTAGCTCAGCCCAGGTTCCCCGCAACACCGTTTCATCATCCCCTACTTGAGATGACACAGCACCGGACACAGTGCGTACCATTATAGTGACCAAAGTAGTGGCCACTTTGTATATGGACCTCGTGCTAGTCCAAGGCACGAGCTCCCGAGAGAATATCGCGGGTCGTTAATTGTTCCCCAGTCCCGACCCTAGGACTGTAGAATTGGTGCCTCTGTGCGCTCCCTATTGGCTTAAAGTGGGCAGTGCGCCGTAGGTCTAAATAGACCTCCCACTCTCACTGGGGCATTGGTTCGCATTCCCATTAGACACCTATAGGGGATGGTCACCTGCCCAAGTGGCTGTGTTATTATCCAATTGGCCCCGCAACAGCTTGCGGAGGGTTAAGCCG